GTAAAAATGTAATCATCAATAACGGATTCGAAAACGTCAAAATTATCAATGACGGTGTCTCAATCGCTCGTGAAGTTGAAATCGGAGACGATGAGGTGGCAAACACCGGAGCAATGCTCGCACGCCAAGCAGCCGAAAAAACAAACGATGAGGCCGGAGATGGAACTACTACGACAATCGTGCTTCTCCAAGCGTTCCTGAATGAGATGATGAAGGTAAAAACAAAAGATGTTCGTGGGCTCCGGGAAGCTATCGAAAAGAATCTTGACAAGGTGTACGCATATCTTGATGAACATAAAAAGGAACTAGGTGAAGGTGACATCTACAGAATCGCCAAGAACTCGTCTCTTGACGAGGAAATAGCCAAGACAGTCGAAGAACTGATGGTCAAAATTGGAAAGGATGGATTGGTAAGCATTGAGGATGGACAAAAGCCCGGAATAACATCCGAGGTAGTTCTAGGAATCAAAATTGATGATGGATACATGAGTCCATACATGATCACCGATCCGGAGACTATGAAGTCGACAATCAAAGACGCTCCTGTTTTGCTCTCCAAGAAAAGAATCATGAGTATCAAAGATATCCTCACAGTACTGGAAGGACTTCAAAGCAAAGGAAAGAATGAGCTCGTGTTGATGGTGGAAGACATCTCAGACGATGTGCTGGCAAACCTTGTCGTGAATAAAATCAAAGGAGTGTTCAATGTCTGCGTAATCCGAACCCGGAACATGGATGATGTGGCAGTGGTCACTGGTGCGGAAATAGTCACTGAAGAATCCGGAATGAAATTCAGTGAAGAAGTCCTTGGATATGCCGACAAAGTAGAGACTGGAAAATATCATTGCTTGGTAACCGGAGGAAAAGAAGATCAGGAAACAGTCGATGCTAAAATCGAAGAGCTGAAAAAGCAACGAGAAAACGCCGACAACGAATACGACAAAGTCAAAGCTGCTGAACGGATCGCAAGGCTCAAGGGCGGAGTATCGGTCGTGAAAATCGCAGGGGATAATGAACAACAAACAAAAGAGCGAAAGCTTAAGCTCGAAGATGCTCTCAACGCTGTGAAATCAGCAATGGATGAAGGAGTGATCGAGGGTGGTGGAATGGCATTATATCGAGCATCTATAAAAATTGAAAATAGTGAAATAGAGGGAGACACGGAAACTCAACAAGAAGCAAGAAAACTTGTTGTCGATGTCATAAGAAAACCAGTATATCAAATATTGATAAACGCAGACGAGAATCAAGAAGATTTTGAATGGAATGAAAGTAGCGAGCTCGGATACAACGTCATCACTCGCCAGTGGGAAAATTTCTACGAAAGTGGTATAATAGATCCTGTAAAGGTAGTGAAGAAGGCTCTCAAGAATGCGTTCGCAATGGGAACCAGTATCATGACAGCAGAGGCCGGAGTAATTGTAAAAAACGATCGCAGTAGCTGAAGAAGCAATACAGGCAGACTCATTCGAAATCCGAGCGACTACTGATCGCAAAGGGAAGATAAAATATCTATGAGTAAAGCAGTAGCAAAAACAAAGAAACCAAAGAGACTGTCCAGTGGTAAAGCTGGGCGTCCTTACGCTGTGACAAAGGAAAAAGAGGAGATATTCATAAACCTGCTGACTGATGGAATGACGCAGGCCAAGGCTTGCAAATACATAGGGGTAAGCGAAGAAACAATAATCCAGCACAAGAAACGATTCCCTGAATTTCCTGAACGTCTAGAGAAAGCTATGCTCGAGACACACAAACTTGCTCATAAGAGCATAAAGGTCGGAATGATGAAAGACTGGAAGGCAGGAGCGTGGTGGCTGGAAAGAACCGAACCAGAGCGATTCAAAGAGAAAAAAGAAATCGAAGTCAAGGAACAGCCAATTCTAATTGATGACATAATGGGAGACTAAAATGGAAACCAATAACGGACAAAAAAAGATGGGGCTGATGGAACTCATCCATCCAAGTGAAAAACAAAAGGTGGCGTTCGAGCAGCTCAAAAAATTCAAGTTCTTGCTCTACGGTGGAGCCATGTATGGCGGTAAGAGTTATTGGCTAAGGTGGGCTCTTGTGGTGCTCCTTGTTTATTTTTACAGGAAGTACCGCAAGAAGAATGTCGTGGTGGGATTATTCTGTGAAGACTATCCGGCACTCAAAGATAGGCACCTCTCAAAGATAGATGGAGAATTTCCGGCATGGCTTGGAACCATCCACTCAGATCATAAAGCATACGGCCGAAGCTTCATCCTGAATCCAGCATACGGATCGGGAGTAATAGCGTTCAGGAACTTGGACGATGCCAGCAAATATGCTTCGGCAGAATTTGCAGCAATAGCAGTCGATGAACTTACCAAGAACACGCTCGAGAAATTCTTAGCACTAAGACATCGTTTGCGTTGGACGGGGATTGAAGATGTAAAATTCATAGCAGGAACCAACCCGGGAAGTATCGGTCACGCTTGGGTAAAAAAAATGTTCATAGACAAAGACTTCGGACCTGAAGAGCAAGAGGCTGATAAGTTCTGCTATGTTCCGGCAAAGTATACTGACAACCCCAACAAGAATGACAGCTATGAAGCGACACTGAACTCGCTCCCGGAGAAATTAAGGAAAGCATTCCGAGATGGAGACTGGGATATGTTCGAAGGACAATACTTTACAGAATGGAACCGGGAGTGGAATGTGTGCAAGCCATTCAAGATACCGGCACACTGGATGAGGTTCTTGTGGATGGACTATGGATACTCAGCACCATCGGCTGTTCACTGGGCGGCTCTCGATGAGATAGGCAGACTGTTCATATACAGGGAGCTATACGTCACAGGCCACACGTACAGGGCTTTGGCACGAAAGATAGTGGATATGACACCGGATTGGGAAAGAGACGTGCTAGAGGGCAATATGGTGGCAGATCCGGCTATCTTCGCAAAGAAGGGCGAGGATGTCGGAGAGAAAAGCGGTGCCGAACAGATGGAAGAGGAAACCGGAGGATGGCTAAGCTTCCGCAGGGGAAATAATGACCGTATCAATGGCTGGGGTATAATGCGTGAATACATGAAGTCTTTCGAGATTGAAGGTGTCGTGACATCCAAGCTGATATACTTCGATGGACTATGTCCGAATGCAATCAGAACCATCCCGGCGTTGGTGTATGACTCGGTTAGAGTGGAAGATTGCGACAGCAAAGGTGAAGACCACTGCGGAGATGCAGACAGATATGGAATCATGGATGTGCATGAGCTGTTCAGCGAAAAGAAGATCGAGCCTCAGAAAGAGCATGAAACGACAAGAGACATTAAGAAGCGAGACCTGCTACACATCAAGAAGCAAAGAGAGCAGGAAGAAAATGATGTGGACTGGATGACAATGTAAAAGCATTATGTTATAATAACCATATGATAGAGAAACTAAAAAAACTATTTATAAAAGACAAGTCGATAGAGCTTCAACTCATCGAAGTAATCAAGCGACAGCAAGAGTTCATCGATAGAAATATCAATGAGCGTGTCGTCTACGTGGACCCACAATCAGGATACACAAACGTGGAAAGATTCGATGATCCAAACGCCGGAAAGTCTACAAAGATTGAAGAAGAGGAAGATATGTCCGAACCGGAAGACATGACACCCGATGACCTTAGAAAGTACATGGAAAATCTTGAGCAACAAGCTAATAGCGAGGAAGGCGAAAAATAAAATATGAATAAAAAATACCTAGACCAGCCTACAAAAAACGTAACGCCTGAAACACAGGCCACGAAAGACAGGCAAGCTATCGACCAACTCAAATCATACAAGAAACACTGGGAACCACGGTGGTATTTATCAATGGCATTCTATGAGGGTGTCCATTTTACATATCCGAGAAAAGATGTGACCGGAAACTGGATGAGAAAAGCGGAAGTCGGAAAGAACAAGGTCATCCGAGAAATTCCAAAGGCCAAGAAACAGCTTGACTCAGTGCGAAACCTTATCATGAAAGTGAAGCAAAGGCCGGTAGTATATCCTGATACCAACATCATTCTAGCTGACAATGTAGACCTACGAATGCAGGAAAAAGAAAAGAGTGCGGCCGAACTTCAAGCTCGCTATGTTGATTATTACATGAACAAAGTGATGAAGCTGGCAAGGCATAAAAAGAAGCTTATCAGATACGCTGAGCTTTATCATGTCGCATACATTCAAATCCTGAATGACAACGGTAAGAAAGAGTTTGCAGTATATGATCCGTTTGAAATCTCAGTATTCCCAACGATATCAAACATCAACGAATATCCAATCCTAGCAAAACATGTGTCGCATAGGATGGATGAACTGATTGGTAATGACCTATATGATCAGGAAGCAATCAGAAAGATTCAGCAAACAATGTCCGCTCAAGGAAGCGGTAAATACTCCGGATCAATCTACAAGGATTCATACATGCGTGAAAGGTATGGAAATGCACCGGATGATAACGTGATGGTTGATGAGCTGTACCAAATCGTAAGAGTGAAAGTCAGTGAAGATCAAGTAATTGACGATGAGGAGCTGTACATGCAGTCATTCGAAGGAAAGACCGATGAAGAAGGTAATCCAATCAAGCCTGAAATCAAAGAAGAGGAAAGACTTCGCATCCGTGCATACATCGGAACCGAAAAGGTTCGTGATGAGCTGACGAAACTGTCCAAGGCTCCGATATCAATGTTCTGCTGGGGTGATGAAGCGTATGCAACAAGCTTCATGGAAGACTTGATGCCACTGAACAAATCATACGACATATTCATTTCAAAGCTTGAACACAAAGCCAAGAAGCTCGACACCGGAAGAATCGTGATGCAAAAAGGCGAAGATGCAAAGGTACTCACCACAAACGATGGTGAATTTATCCGTTACAAGAGATTCAAGCCGGAAGTGATGGAAGAGGCCAGCGTACCGAATGCATTCATGAACGCCATTGAGCTGACAGAAAGAGACATGAAAGAGCAAGGCGTGTCAATGACAAGTGCAGCCGGATTGCCAACAGGCGTGGAAGCGTGGAGAGCCATTGAGTCATTGAAAGATGCTGACTTCGGAAGTATCGGAGTACAGCTCGATAACTTGAATGAGTGCCTAACTGACCTCACTGAAAAGCTGACTGAAATGCTTGCATACGATATTACCGATATTGAGAAAGTCATCATGAATGATGAAAACGGACAACCGAAAGCATATCGTGTAATCGGAAAGCGTGGTGCTGAAATATTAAAGCAAGGCGGTGGAACTATGCCTGAAGATGTAATCGTCATAGATCCAAACCGTACCACGATGGTCGAAATCGAAAGCGATATGGCATGGACGAAAGAAGGTCAAAGATACTTCGTGCTCGACCTCGTCAAAGAGGGAATCTTGCCGAAGGAAACAGCCTTAGAAACATTGAAATTCGGAAATACGAAAGACGTAGTGGCCAAGCTGATCCAAGAGTCAACATATGGCAAGTCTCTGATAGATGCTCCGGACTTCCAAGTGTTGCCTGATGAACTTAAAAAGCAAATTTTAACAATATTAGCTAACGGTGCTCCTACAGGAAACAGTGCCATCCCTCCAATCGGAGGCGGTGCTCCTGCAGAAGAACTAGTACAATAAACATATGAAGATGTACGATGCAGGAAGAAAAATGGACGAGATGGCGATTGAATCTCCAAGTAAAAAAGGAGAGAGTCGCAAGTATTATCCGCACCTCGACCTCGACAGCGAGGCCTTCCCGATGATCAAGGAAATGAAAGTCGGAAAGAAATGCATGCTCACGATCG